ATGAAAAAACCTTTATTAGCTCTGTTACTAATCACATCTCAGAGCGCATTCGCGGACAAAATACCCAACTCTATCGACAATCTGATAGCAGGTTATGATACCAGGACTCATGTACTGGAAGATGGTGAGCTGACCGTCAGATACAACAAGCAAGCACTAATGATAGACGCTGCAAAATCCATGTTCAGTGCGATATGTGATGACTACTTTATGAACAAGTGGAATCCAGAGACAATCAAAAAAATCACTCTATGGAATGTCACGTCCGATCAGGGTTATAAAATCGATGGCGGTGGGATTGAGTGTAAAAAAACTGGTTCCATGGACTTCAAGCAAGCTGAAGAATACAGAACCAGTTTAATCGAAAAAATGTAAACCTAATCAGTGGTTTTAAAAGTTCATATGGCCCTGCCCTCCCGTTGATGGGTGTGGTGGGGCATAATCAATTAGGTTGGGAGTAGTAATGTATCTCACAACGGTTTCATGAGTAACAAAAGTAGCACCACAGTTAATATTTTGGCACTGACAATAACGTTCTTTTGTCTGGTCCGATACCCTAAAGCTGCTTCTTGTATGCGCTGCATGTCCACATTTAGGGCAATTCATCATAATCAGAACCTCATTTGACGTTTTTTAATTCACTTTAGTGAATTTACTACTATTCGAGTTCTAAATCATCAATTTTAACCTCAAGCTCCAGACTGGTAGTAAAACCATTATCCGGGCTGACCGTATGCGTCAAAGTTGTAATGGTCCATTCGGCATCGTCTATAGGCTGCTTAAAACCGCTCACCTTTACTGGCATTTCGGTATAGAGATCTGCCCGGCCCTCAGCGAGCTGCAGGGAGAAAGATGCAACACCACGCTGCAGGCGCTCCCATTGCATTTTTGCCGCACGCTCAGCATTGCTGCGGTTTGCGTAAGTACGATTAAGAACCAGCACGTTTTCATCCGTTCCCACCAGATAATCACCCTGTTTTGCTTCCGGCTCTTTTGGCACGGTGGTTTTCTTCCGGCGGCGCTTAACCTTGGTTGTTTCTTTTTTCTTGGGTTCGCGGGTATGCAGCCAGCTGGCAATTACTCCGGTATAGGCACCACGATCAGCCAGGGTAAAACGATGACCGTCACCGGATTTACGCTCAATGGTGATAACCGGCAACGGCTTACCGCTCGCCGTTCTTCCCTGCCCCTGCCGGATAAACAGCAGGTTTCCATCCTTAACGGAAGCAATCGCCCCATACTGGCGCGCCAGCTTCATCAGGAAACTGGCATCGCTTTCATTGGTCTGGTCCATGTGATCCAGCGCCTTGTCCGTCAGGTCTTTACCCAACGCCATTTTGAGGTTATGCCGTGCTGCGATTTCCGTTACCACATCGCCAACGGTTGTCTGGTGCCATGACTTTTCGCGCCGGGTATTGAGGGTTTCACGAAAATCGGCACTACGTGCGCGAATGGTCAGGCGGTCAGGGGCACCGCTATGCTCAATCTCATCCACCGTGAATGCCCCTTTTGGGAAAAGCGGCTGGCCCTTCCACCCCAGCGCCAGCTGAATAACAGCACCACGTCGCGGCAGAACAATCTGCCCGTCGGCGTCGTCCAGCTCCAGATCAAGCTGGTCAGCCTCAAAACCCCGGTTATCGGTCAGCGTCAAACTCATCAGGCGCGCATCCAGCGCGGTGGTCACGTCCTTACCTTCAATGGTGATACTGAAAGCCGGGCTTTTGCTGTTCAGGTCAAAAAGATCAGAGCTAAAATTCACTGCAGCAACCCTCCAACCGTATTTTTAATATTACCTATCGCAGACGTTGCTGAGTCCTGCAGGTTACTGAGCTGATCGCTGAGACTGCCGAACATATCAGACAGCGATTCATCAACCCTTTTCAGGGTCAGTGTAAACTCAATACGGCGAGGCATTCCGCTTTCAAAAAATTCCGTTTTTGTCTGACTCAGGCTCTCGATTACAAACATGCCGTAAATGGTCCCGCTTCCCTCAATCAGAGGCCATGCTTTGCCCAGCTCTGCCATTTGCTCCAGCGCGAGCAATGACAGCCTGCCCCCGGTTACTTCCGGCAGCAGTACGCCAGATAACGTCAGCGAGTCATTATCCGGGCCAAGAAACTGCGTTGATGGTCGCCGGTTCACCCGACTGTTGGCGGCGTGTCGCCAGCTTCGCTGATACTGCAGCTCCTGATATGGCACTGTACGCAGCATGAAGACATATAACCCCAGTACCATCATCATGATTCATATCCCCCTTGATCACTGAAATTGCTGCGTGCTTTAGCCCTGGTCTTGCGCTCGCGCTCATCAAGCTGCCGCGCCACTTCGCGGGCAATATCCTGCGCGCTCTGCCCCGGCTGGGCGGTGATATGAATAGGCGCGTTAATTTCATAACGAATTGCCTGCGGCGCACTGACGGATTTAGCTGACTGGCTTTGTTTGTACTCTAAAGCTGGCAAACTATATGGATGCAGCGGCGAGGCTTCAGCAGGAGCCGCTGCTGCACCCATTACGCCCGCAACAACGGAAGCCAGCGCAGCAGTACGCCGCCTGCTAGTGACATTCGCCGGGCCGTTCACAATCTCCGGGCCATTCTCACCCACAATCCCGAACTGGCCGCGCGGAATGGTACCGCCGCTGTCGTACATACCAGCAAACCCCATGGTCGGGAATCCGCCAGGCGGCAGCACCACTTTACCGTCTGTGTTTACCGTGGCTGGTTGCTGCCGCGTGACCTGCTCAGGAAGCTTCGCTTTAGCCGCTTCCTTGCTGACAATGCCGAGTTTTTCAAGCAACCAGGACACGCCCGATTTAAGCGAATCCAGCGGGTGCATGACCATGTTCAGTCCTTCCGCCAGCGCTTCCCCAAACTGACGCCCCATTGACGCCGCGCTTTGTAGTTCTGCAGAGGTGGATTTAACCGGCGTCAGCAGATCGGTAAACCAGCCCCACAACGCCTGGACCTTATCACCTATCCACTGGAAAACAGGCTGCAGTGGCTCAAACGCCGCACTGATAGGCGCAGCTGCAGCTTTGAATCCTTCAACCACTCCGCCTAAAAATGCGCTTATCGGCTGCCAGTATTTCCAGACAACCAGCGCCACGCCAGCCAGCGCAGCCACAACCAGACCTATCGGACTTAGCAATACCCCAAGCACGCTGCCAACGCCCACCAGAGCTGCACGCAACAGCGCAAACGGTGACATGACCAGCCATCTGAGCACGCCGCCTGCCCCCCTTACCGAAGTAACCAGCGGTGCAAAAGCAGCGCTTGCCAGCCCGCTGATTTTCGTACCAAGCAGGCGGACCGCTTCGCCGGGGTTACGAAAAGAAGACACCAGAGTTTCACCCGCCTGCTGGGCATACTCTTTGATTTTATCCAGCGCCCCGTCGCGGAACGCATCCAGGATACCGCCACCGTCATCATCCCCGCCGCCGCTGAGTGCGTCGCGGATACGACTTATCCAGTTAACTGTCTCGCCCGCTTCATTTCCCGAAAACAGCCCGAGCAATTTTTTCAGTGCATCGCCGGACTGGAATAAACCGGGTGCAAATGATGTAAATGCCTGGCTTAACCGTCCAAGAAGTGGACCAAACCGACCCAGCCCAGTGATAGCCAGCGATTTCATCCCAAAGCGCAATAATGCCAGCGGCCCCAGAACAGCTGCCATCGCAATAGCCAGTGTTCCGAGTGCCAGCGTCACCGATGCCACCACGGCTGCAATCTTCATTAACCGGCCCGCTAGTTCCGGGTTGGCTTCTACCCAACGGCGCATCACACCAGTAACGCGCTTGACGGCATCCATGATTTCCATCAGCGGAGCACGCAGTGTTTCACCCAGGCTGCTAAAAACATTTTGCGTTCCAGTTTTCACCAACAACCACTGCGCAGATAAAGAGTCTTTGTTGATATCAGATTCTTTCTGCATTGATCCGTTAGCATCGCTCCCAGCAGTCAGCTTCAGCTGTCGCTGGAGCTCCGGCAGATTGTTCGCAAGTTTCGCTGCATCATCACCAAACTCTTTACCAAATACTAACGTCATTGCACTAAGCCGCTTGTCCTTAGGCAGGCTATTAACTTTCTCAAGCACATACTGGATAGTCCCTATCGCATCACGAGTCATATCCTTCTGGATCTTCTCTGGGTTCAGCTTCAGTAGCTCCATTCCTTCGTAGAAACTTTTGCTCTGTTGGGTAGCAATAGATAGCTCGCGCACCATCGCATTTGCAGCACTGGCTGCCACTTCAGGCGCAGCGCCAAGAGACAGGAACGTGGAACCGAGGGCTGCCGCCTTTCGATAGTCCAGGCGGTCAGCCACGCCCCCCATGCGCTGCAGCACGTCGATAATATCCGCGCCCTTCGACATGGCGTTATCGTCCAGGTAGTTCAGCGCATCGCCCAGTTGTTCAATATTGCGGGTTGGTACTTTATACAGCTGCGCAATTTTACCCAGCCCTTCCGCCAGCTCGTCAGCTGGTAGCTCAAAGGCCGTTGCGGCTTTTGCCGCCGTGGATGCAAAAGCCAGCAGGTCACGCTTCTGGTCTTCGTAAGAATCGTTCTGGTTTGTCACGCCCATGCGGGCGCCACCTTCAACCAGCGCGGCATAGTCGATGGCGCCATTCTCCATCGGCAGCTGTTCACTGGCGGCCTTGATGGCATCCTGCATGTCGTAAAACTGTTTTGTTCGGTTGCCGTTGTCGTCCCGCAGCCCGTTAACCTGCTTTGCCACGCCTTTCATGGCATCTTCCATGCTGGCATAGCTTTTAACGGCTGCCATCACCGGCGCGCCCATCGCCAGCCCGGCGGCAGTAGTCGTTGCTCCCGCGCCCGCGATACGATCCCTCACCTCAAGACGCCGCGAATACTGATCGCGGACGGCGTTCATACGGGCCTGCTGCTCACCCAGGCGTTTAAGGGATTTCTGCTGTCGGTCCAGCGCCTGCCGGGTTTCGTCGGCATTCTTCCGCAGCTCACGCTGGGCACTGCTCAGCTTTTTGGTGTCCAGCCCGGCCTCATTGAGCGCAAGGCGCTGACGCTGCACCGACTGACGCAGGCCGTTGTATTTGCTCTGCAGCTCGTTAACGCGGTTTTTTGCCTGCTCCAGCAGACGCGCCTGCGCCGCCGTCGGCCGGTTAGTGGCCGAGAACTGCGTGGCAAGCTTCGCCGCTTCTTCGCGTGCGGCTTTAAGACTGTTGCCGGTGACGGCCAGCTGCGCGCTTGCCTTGCGGAAACCGTCAATACGGCCCGCCTGGGCGTCCAGTTCTTTTAATCTTGCGCGGCTTTGCTGAATAGCGGTAGCCAGCTCTTTAGAACTGGCCTGCGCTGATCGGAATGGGCGGGTGAGTTTATCAACCGCATTTAGAATTACCTGCAAACGCAGGTTAGTGTCACTCATCGCTAGCCCCGCTTCTCTGAATCGCTTTATGCCGCCACTCCAGCACTTCGGTCAGCGGCATAACGTCAGTGACGGACGGCGGCCAGTGAAAAATGGTGGCGATATCAGCCACCAGGTCTTCTACCGTCAGGCTGTCGGCAAACCGGCAAGCACCGATTTCTTCAACAAAAAAGTGACCACCTCAACCGACAGCGCAGTGAGATCGGCGGGGTCCATTTCAGCCATTTCCTGCGCGGTCAGCGTCGGGGTGGAGATACGCGGGATCACAGTCATCATTGCGCCCACGTCCATATCCATAATGGCCTGCAGACGGGTGCCACGCAGCGCGCCGGACTGCGGCTTGCGCAGCACAATTTCAGTAATTTCAGTTTTACCACGCTTGATCGGGGTATCCAGTTGCACGGTCTTTTCAGTCAGTTTGTCGCTCATGTTCGTTTCCTGTTAATAAACTACTGGCGCGGCTTCCCGCGCCGTTAAGGTTAATCAGAGGCCGAGGGCGTTACGGTGTTCTTCCATCAGGTCCACGCCGTCAACGATTTCAACCATGTTGACCAGATCGACCTCATAGAGCACTTCGCCGTTAATGGTCAGCTTCGCGTAGCTGTTGGTGCTACTGACCTTGGTGCTGCTGCTTTCGCCGGTTTTCCACTCGCCGGAATCCACTTCTTTATGACGCCCGCGCACAACCAGCTCCACTGCCTGAACTTCGCCGGTATCGTCACGCTGAATGGAGCCGGTGAAACGCAGCTGGATGCCGTCAACGGTTGCCTTGCCCATCTGCTTGAATAACAGCAGTTCGGTGCCGCCAATTGAAAATTCCGTGTCCAGTGCGCCGTCATCCAGCCCCATATCCACGTCCACCGCGCCCGGCATACCGCCGCCGCGATACTTCTCAAACTTGCGGGTAAATTTCGGCAGAGTCATAGACTCAACGATCCCCTGCCAGTTGTTCCCGTCGTTGAACAGGTTCAGGTGTTTTAACTTGCGTGGTAAAGCCATGGTGTCCCCTTACGCGCTGACCTGGCTGGAGAAATCCAGCAGGTACTGATCGGTGATGCGCTGGCGCAGCATCAGGTTTTCAAGCGGCGGCACCGGCGTGTAGTCGTAGTCGATGGTGAGCTTCCCGGCTTTCAGGGAGTCTTTGTCGTTCACCGACTCATCCAGCCAGCAGTCTGCGCCGATGATGTAGCCCTGCGTTTTCAGACTGCGCAGCTTGGCGCGGATACCTTCGATAATGTCACGGGCCAGTGACGGGTTGAGTACACTATCCACCGCCCACATGTGGGCTTCTGCGATGGTGTCAGCCAGCACCTGCGCTGTGCGGGTGTAGTTCTCAAAAGCAAACAGTGGATCGTCACTGAGGCAGCGGGAACCCCAGAAGCGGAAGCCGTCTTTGCGGATAAGCGTCGTGACGTCATTCTGGTTGAGCAGTCCCGCATCGGTTGCCGGGTCCTGCAGATCCCAGAACACATCAGCGGAAATGCCGGTAACGCCGTTCACGCCCACGTTGGACAGGGTTTTGTGCCAGCCGGTCTGCTCGTCAATTTTGGCGCGCAGGCCGAGCGCACGGGCGGAGGCGTAGGCCGTCGCGTCTGCATTCAACACGGTGTCAAAGTTGATGAAGTCAGGCCAGATCAGCATCCCCTCGCGCTGGCTGAAATTGTCACGGTAGGCAATTGCTTCTTCCACCGTTTTGCAGCCATAGGCGGACAGGTAGGCAAACCCGCGCAGGCTCTGCGCCACGCTCAGCAGCTCAGTGGCAACCGCCTGCGTGTCATGCCCTGGCACGCCGAGAATGCGCGGCTTGACGCCCAGCTGCGACTGCGCCGAAAGCAGGGCTTTCATACCCGTTTTTTTACCGTCAGCAGTTACGCCGCCGATAATGTTGGAGGTGGTTTCCGCTTCGGTTTCGCCCTGTGCTACGCGCACAACGACGGTCACGGGTTTAGCCTGGTCTGCAATCGCATCCAGCGAACGGGCCAGCGTGCCGGATTCACCCGCTTTACCGCTGGCGGTCAGCACATCGGTCAGCAGGACCGGCTTATTAAGGGGAAACATGGACGCATCAGCATCATCGCCGGTGCAGACCATGCCCACGATGGCGGTGCTAACCGTGGTGATAGGTCGGGTGCCCTCGTTGACTTCAACAACGCGCACCCCGTGGTGGTAATCCTGAGCCATAAGGCAGTCTCTCCGGTTTACAGGGGGTGTGCCTATGTTCTGGTTGATATGCACGCGGCGCACGCGCCGGGCTATGTATGGTGAATGGCACAATTGATATTGACAAAAAATGATGGTTAGCAGCGCATTTAAATTCTTTGAAAGGTTCGTTTCTAACTGAGGCGGGGAGGAGGCAACGAAAGACGATGTATCTTAGATGGAAAAATACCGGGTATTGCTGATGCGCGTTGATACAGCAAAACCCGGATGGTTTAAACCTCTGGAGAGGCAGGCCAGACAACCTTATCAGGGGCTGTTAGCACATCAACCGACTTAACCTCATTTTTATAAGCCATCCAGGCTGATAGTTTGGACTTGTCTGTTTCGCTGATTTCATCGAGCATCAGCTCAGTTCTCCAGTCACGCATTACATCATCTGCTTGAGTAAGGAGTTGCTGGCGCTTAATTTGGAGGGCCTGTATAAGCTCTTCCCTGGTTGGTGGAGGTACATCCACCCAGCAAGGCATTCCTTCGACATCAGTACCTCGCATTTTTCCCTGAGGTGGGTTGACCGTGAATTTAAGATATACTTCTTCGCTGACCTCAACAAATGAATCGGGCCACGAATTTGCAGCCTCGTAATCATCTCGCATTGATAATGGGTAGAACAAACCTTTTGAATATGCGTACATATTAGTATCCTGTGGCAACCCAACTGATGGAAGAATCAACCCTTGAACCGGCGAAATTCCATGCCTGCACTGTAAAACCGGTTTTCCCGACGCCAGAGAAATTAATAATCACCGGAGTGATATTATTATTACGTTCGTTTGATGTAATTGATGTACATGCGTTCGGGAATGGTATAGGGAATGTCACATTAGCACCGATTGTTGTTGTGTTTCCTGAACCCCACTGAGTAATAATCCCTGTACTTTCATCTTTATGCCAGCCATTCACAGCGAGGCTAGCTGTGTTTTTTTTGTTGAACCCATTATCAATGTATGCCTTCTGGGTTGTGAGCTGGTTTGCAATGTACTGTTTCAGGCCAACGTCTGCCCCCCATGCACTACCCTGAAGATTTCCATTCTGGTCTAGCCAGGCATTTGCACCGCTGTAAACATTCCCATCTGCCTTTAAGTCACCTCTCAGCCCAATTTCACCTGTACGCGTATTAAAATAGATGCGCGTGGTACCGTCATAGGTACACGTCAGACCAATTCCAAACCATGACCCAATTTCGATATTATTATTAGCGTACCCCGCATTATCGCCATCCGTGTGCCTTATAAAATGTGTATCACCGTCCAGAATCAATGCACCAGACAGAATATTAAAATTGCCGATAGCCTTTATCCCAGCGTTGGTTAATTCAGCAATTTTTTGATTGTTTGCGTAAATGCCAATTACACCGTCTGATTCAAAGATAAAACCACTATCTGAATCACCGATATTGATCGCAGGTTTCGAACCATCAAATAAGCCTGCGCCTAATGGACCAATACTGATACGCTTTGATGGGTTCAGGGTTTCGTTTAAACCAAGGTACTGGATAAGGCCTGAAATACTTTTGCCACTGAGGCTTGTCAGCGTGGCATCCAGTGGCTGTTTGCCTGCTAACGCATTTGTCATGGTAGTGGCAAAGTTAGGATCATTACCCAACGCTTCCGCCAGCTCATTCAGCGTGTCCAGCGCCGCCGGGGATGACGCCACCAGTTCCGCAATAGCTGATTTCACAAATGCCGTGGTGGCAACCTGCGTATTGTTGACTGTCTGCGCAGCAGTGGGTGCCGTTGGTGTTCCTGTCAGAGCCGGGCTTGCCAGTGGAGCTTTCAGCGCCAGCGCGTTATTTAGCGCAGTGACCACCGCCTGCACAAACGCTGTGCTGGCAATCTGTGCGGTATTGGTTCCGGCTGGCGCAGTGGGCGCTTTTGGCGTGCCTGTAAGTGTCGGGCTTTCTTTCGGCGCGTATTGCGTATGGGGATCGCTGGCGGCGGTATGCTTTGCCATCAAATCATCCACATACACCTTCAACTCCAGCACCTTGTCATCCACGTATTTGCGGGTTGCCAGCACGACTGCAGGGTCAATTTTCAGGGTGATATTATCGGTACTGCTGGTAATCAGCACCATGCGCACGGTCTGCGTGCGGCCGCTTCCCTCCGCCAGCTGCGGCTTGTAGCTCTCCGGGCAGTTCCCCACTGCGATCAGCGCGCCCGTTTCATCAAACAGCCCAACCTCACGAATCCACCAACCGCCCTCGGTTTCTGGGATCACCTGTTCAGCAATAATCTGGCTGCTGTTCTGCGGATCTATATACAGCATATTCAATGCCGCCCGGCGCTTTTCAGCAACCAGCGCTGTCTGCTGCGCGCTGGGCGTCGGTAGCACGCCGCCACCGTCACCCACAGCCATCTGGGTTATTTTCAAAGGCACACCGAGCGCGGCGGCGCTTGCCAGTTTCGCCGCGCCGATATCCGTCAGCAGGGTATAAAATTTTGCGCTCATGGATTCACTCTCATTGTGTCAATAACATGGACCGCCCCGCCCTCATAAGCGGTGCCGCCGGAAATAATGGTTTCGTTGATATACGGGTAGATCGTGATTTCTTCGCCGGTGTAGGTAGCTGCGCCCACAAAATAGGGGCCGCTGGTCTGCAGGTTAATGGACATGCCGATCAGATGGCGGCTGCACGGCTTGGCGTCACCGATCAGGCGCTCCAGCTCCAGATAGGTTTCTTCCGTGATGCCCTGGTCCTGCACGCCAATGTCCAGGCGAAACGTGCCCGGCGTCTCGCCGGTCTGCCACCACTCAATGATGCGGATCAGGAAGCCGAACGGCTCCACCACGCGCCGCACAGCGCTGGTTGTTCCCTTGTGCTGATGGATATAGAAAGCATCCTGCACTACACGGCGCTTGACGCTCTCCGTCCAGCTTTCGTCCCAGCGGTCAACGGAAAACGCCCACGCCAGATACGGCAGGAAGCTGACCGGACACGTTGCAGGGTTCCACAAGTCGCGCAGCGGCACCTGCAGATCGGAAATCCCGCTGCAGGTCTGCGCCAGTCGGCGCTCAAGCGGCGATGAACCGGGCGGCAGCAGGCTATTCATCCGTGCCCCCGTTGGTCACGCTCCATTCCGTACAGGACGCCGCCTGCGTCTTATCCAGCACAACATCTGCAAGCGGGGAGGCCAGCTCCACACGCTGGACGCCCTCTACATGCAGCGCGGCATAAATGGCGCTGCGGCGGATATCACGGCCCAGCCGCGTCTGACTGGCGATGTACTTCTGCAGGCTGGCTTTTGCTGCCGCCATCACCGGCTCAGCTTCCGGCCCCGGATAAAGAAAGATCGTCGCATCGACGCTGTACGGGATTATTTCGGCGCTGCGCACCGTCAGGCGGTCTGCCACCGGGCGCACGTTCTCGCTGTTAAGCGCCAGCTCCACCACCGCCAGCAGATCAGCCCCTGCCGTACCGTCACCCTCACGGCTCAGCACGGTAAGCACCACCTCCGCCGGTGCCGGGCTGGTTGCGCTGGCATCTGCCACGCGCCCGTCCGCGCTTTTGGCGTGAAACTCATAGGCCGCCGTCGGTCCTGCAACGGATAATCCTTCAAACGCAGCCGGAACACGCAGGCGCAGCGCCTCATCGCTTTCCATGACGGCAGCAACCGGCGGCACCGCGTCGTTGTCAGCAGGCGTTACCGTCATGCGCTTCACGTTGTAGTTGGCTGCCAGTTGATCGAGATCGCCACCGAGGGCATACGCAACCATGACCGCCTGCGCGGCCTCATTGATACGCTGGCGCAAAAGAATTTCGCGGTAGGTGCTTTCCTGCAGCAGCTTGGTGACGGGTTCAGATTCCAGCGCCAGCGTGCGCCGCACCGCGTCCTGCTCATCAACCTGATAAAGAGCCACAAAAGCAGCCTTGCGCTCAGCAAGCAGCGTCTCAAAATCCGGCACGTCCACTATCTGCGGCGCGGGCAGCTGGGAAAGGTCAATCACTGCCATTGTCTGCTCCTGTAGTTACCGAAAGGGAAACCGGCGCGCCGTTGTTGCGCTGCCCGGTAAGCTCAACCACCATGGAGCCGTCAAAATCGCTGCTGATGGTGATGGAATCCAGCGTAAGCCTTGGCTCCCAGCGACTCAGGGCCACGTAGACCGCAGACATTACCTGCAGGCGTAGCGCCGGATTCTGCGGCTGGTCAATCAGGGCGGACAACAGGGAACCATATTCCCGACGGGCAATCCGGCTGCCCTGTGGGGTCAGCAGAATATCCCGCACTGACTGGCGCAGATGGTCCGTATCAGTAATGGCCTTACCGTTGCCCTGGCTCATGCCGATATACAGCGTCATACCGGGCCTCCTGACGTATCGCCGCCGGACTTCACGCCAGTGTGACCGTGTTTATCCACCACGATCCCGTTGGAACTCATCGCGCCGCCGCCCTGGGTGACGCCGCCATTGATCACCACCTCGCTGTTAATGCGCGTGGTACCAGCCTCCACCACAAACTCACCGGTTTTGAGGGTGATATTGTCCGCCGCCTCGATCACCATGGATTTGATACCCCGGACATGCCACCGCCCGGTGGCGGGTTCATACTCAAACCAGCCGCCGTCCGGGTACTCCGTCACGCAACCGTCCACGGAATCCGACGGCGGTGCAAACTGATTGGAATAGATGGCAGGCAACGCAAAAGCGGTTTCCAGATTGCCGCCCATGCTCAGCACCACCACCTGCTCATCCGGCGACGGGCACCACCATGTACGGGCACCACCGGCACGCAGCGTCAGCCAGTTAATCCAGTTGGTTTCAAGCTCGCCCACTCTCACCCGGCACAGCCAGTTTTCCCGGTCCACTTCGGTCACAGTGCCGGTGCGGATCAGGTTGGTGATAAGGCGCATGATTTCGGTTAGTTGTGCATTCATAACGAAAGGTTGCCATCAGAGGGAAAAGGGAGGCAGCGCGGGCGCTTGTGCCAGCGGTGGCACAAAGATCACCCCGCCAGCCAGCGCAGCAGAGTGTCACGGGTAATGGTTTCCACCTCATCATTCACGCCCAAAAGGCGGCGCTCTGCGTAGCGGACCTCCGGGCCTTTTCGGCTGACGCGATCCCGCAGGCCGTAATGGTGAACACGGGCAATGCGCTGCACCTTGCCATCAAACTGCACGCTGGCGGAGTCCGCACTGGCGGTGGTTTTCAGGTATTTTGCGGTGCGAAGCTTTGCAAACATCTGGCGTTTGATGCGCCCCTTCTTGCTGCGGGCTGTCACCCGGCGCGGCTCATAACCGCTGCCGTCAGGATTACGCTGCAGCCTGATGTTCTGCTGCTGCGTCCGGCGCAGCTGTTGCGCCAGTTGCCCCATCATACGGCTGCGTGCAGCAGGCTCCAGATTTGCCAGCAGCGCCGTCAGCCAGTCATCCACCCTCTGCAGCTCATCCACGTTTCACCGTCCACATTTCTTCGGGTTCGTCCGGCTCCGGCACCGCTTCAACGCTCGACACGCTGCCGTCAGTGCTGACCAGCACGCGCTCCGTCAGTTGCAGGTTCAGGCTGATATCGCACACATCGTTGCGCAGAATATCCACTTCAAAGGTGAACAGTTTTTCGCGCAGATCCGGGTTGTTGATGGCGTCCGGCTGGCTGGTACTGAGCCACAGCAGCACAGGAGCCATCAGCAGATTCTGGTCGCCGCTGAAATCCTCGATCACCACGTTCAGGGTGTAGCGGTATTCCCATGACATGGAGCTGGCACCGGTTGCCACCAGTGAGCCGTTATCAACGAAAAGGTGCAGCTTGTCCGGGTTGTCCCGGACATAGGCAACCGCTTTATTCAGGGCGCTGCGTAAGGACTGCGGTTTGTTCACTGTCTCGCTCCTGACACGCAATAATCGTGTCCACTTTGTCAGCACAGACCGCCCAGGCGGCCTCGGTTTCATCCAGCACCGCATTCAGATCGCCGTTACTGCGCGGCGCTGACCTTTCCAGGCGGCACTGCGTCACTCTGGGACAGCCACTCACGGTAAGCTGCACCTCCGGCGAGGGCCGGACGCTCCCGCAGCCGGATAATGTCAGCAGGCAAAGGAGTATCAGCCCAGCGGCGCAAATCCTCATTTTCACGTTTCAGTTCCTCGATCCGGTGCTGGCGGCTGCGCAGCAGTGCGGTGGTCTGTTCCGCTGCTGCATAAAGCCGCGTCTGCTCCCGGCTGTTGGTTTCGGTCAGAATGGACAGGCCGATCAGCTGGCTGTTTTTCTTCGTCAGCTCCTGCATTTTGCTTTTCAGCGCCGCGCCCTGCGTTTCGATGGTGTGGCTGGCATTGTTAAGCCGCCACGACTGCCAGCCCAGCGCCGCAAGTGCCAGCGCCAGCACTACCGCCAGCGCACGCATCAGGCCGCCATCGGCTCATGAAGCTGCGCGCGGGCAATCTGATACAAAACCAGCGTCAGCAGGTAAAACACCAGGGTGATCACCCATCCCGAAAACGCCAGGCACAGAACAATAAGCAGCCTGATTACCCATGTACGCACGGGTTTTACGGGGTACGCCCTGAATTTCAGCAGTGCCACCCTGACCTCATCGCGCGCACGATCTCCGGCGAACCACCCGACAGCGCACAGCGCAGCGAGCAGCCAGGCGAGGAAGCATGACACCCAGACAGACGCACCAACCAGAACCGGCGCACCGCTGCGCGGATACAGCAGACTGATAACCAACAGCGCAGCCCATGCCAGCTGGAAAAAAACACTCATGACTTTCTTTTTCATTCCGTTATGCTCCTTTTAAGCACCAGGCCATTTCCCGCGCGCGGCGGTTGTCCAGCCCCTGATTAAACACACCTTTGACATACACCCAGCGCGGCAGCTGATGGCAGGCATCCGCCCAGCGCCGCTGGTTCAGCAACTTAACCAGCGTGGAGCTGCAGGCGTTGCCGGTGCCCACGTTGAAAGCAAACGACACCACCGCGTCATAGACCTTTTGCGGCATCGACTGCACCACACATTTATCCAGCGCCCGCTCCACGCGCAGCACGTTGGTGATAAGTCCCTGCGCCGCCTGCCGCTCCGTGATGGTTCTCCCCGGCACCACACCGGACGTATTGCCGATCCCGTCAGTCCACACGCCCGCGCTGCACTGATAAGGCTGCAGGCGGCAGCCCTCGTAATCGGCGATCAGTTTCAGCCCCTCGACAGAGGTATGAAGCGACTGAAATCCGGGCAGCGTGGCGGCGATAGCCAGCACGGCCCCGACAAGGCAGCGCTTAACGATTGAAGGATTCATATTCCCCCCGCGAAATCTTGCCGCCACGTAACAATTTGAAAGACTGGTGTTTGTAGTACCAGTTGATAGCCAGCATCAGCACACCAATCAGTACGCCGCCAACCGTTGACGCATCCTTGAGCGACAGATCGCCCAGCCATGCCAGCAGCACGGCGATGCAGTAAGTGATAAAGGCGCTGATTCGTTCAAGCGTCATAATTCAGTCCCATAGCTGGACGGTCTGCGCCGTGGTTGACGCCGTAATGTCCGGCAGCTCCACCTGCAGCCCGTGCGGTAAAAATGGGCCGTACTCAGCCAGCCCCGGATTTGCCTGCAGAACCTGCTCAGTGACACCCTGCGTGCGCCCGTAATGACGCCAGCAAAGCGCGTCCACCGTGTCATACTGATGCGCACGCACTTTCATCAGATAAGCTCCACCGTACAGTGCGGTGCATCCTGCACCCGGCTGATGGCCCAGCGGGCATCACGCCACAGATCGCCACTGGCCTCCGCCAGCTCCTCCCCTCGCTTCACGCCTGACGCCGTGGCGTCATAGTCCTGATAACGCTCATTGAGCACAGCGCGCGCCCAGCAAAAAACGGCGTTGTGGTAGTGCTGGATACGCTCGCTTTTGCCGTCCAGCATTTCTGCAGGAACCTCAGCAAGTGTCCGCCAGCCCAGCACCTGCTGACGGTTGCGGAAGTCGAACAGCTCAGCATTAACCTCAGAAATAGCCGTCAGCACGACCTGCTTTAAACGCGGCTGCGTCACCGTGCCGTCAGTGCGCATCACACTGCGGAATTCTGACAGGTCCACATCAGGCCAGAACGGCGTATTTTTGATGACCTCCGCCTGTTCCGGTGCCTGTTCGGGCGCAACAAACTTCATGCAGCTTTCTCCTGAATAAGTGGGCGGTGGACGGGGTTTTGATGTGGCAGAGCCTTTCGCCACCCCGTGCCGCCCGTGCGCGGGGCACGTTCTTTAGCGGCTGTCATTGCGCAGTCTGCGCTCCAGCTGCTGCTTTTCTTTTTTCACGCCACAGCGGGGATCGAGCTGCAGGGCATGGGTAAGGTGATTCAGGGCAGATGCCGGGCTGCTTTCGCTCAGTACAGCGCCGATGGCTTTATGCAGGCGCGCCCGCGACTGGTCCGGCATATCCAGATCGGTTGTCAGGTCCAGCGTCTGCAGGAGCAGATCGGCATCAAAACCGGCAGCGGCAAGTAGAGCGCTTTGTGCCGCGTCAGCCATTTCTTCTGCCAGCACGGTCTGCACGTTACGGTTGCCCAGCGGCATCACCCAGCCATGACGCAGCGCATGACGCGCGATTTCCAGCGCACCGGCATAATCACCGGCGTCAATACGCCACAGCATCACGTACATCAGCACGTCATCCTGCTGCGCACCGCCGGCAGCCAGCACGCCGTCCGCCCAGGCGGAATATTTCGGCAGCAGTTCCACCTTGATTTCCGCCTTTTTCACCGTGGACTGGACGCCCTTGAGGCGGCGGCGGTCTTCTGCCAGCTGCAGCAGCATCAGGTCATAGCCCGACGCATGGCGAACACTGCCGCCCTCACGGGCGGCCTGTTCGGCCTGAATGCGCAGGCGGTGCTGCCGTGCGGGACTCAGGCTCATGCGTTATTCCCCACCTTCCGGTGCGGCAGGCGCGCTGAAATCACCGATTTCGATGTTTTCAACCAGCGCCGCGCAGCGGTAGTCCTCGACCACATACGCCTCGTTGACGGATTCAAAGTTTTCAATCCGGTCACGTTTCGGGTTATCGATAACAGAACGGCGGCGGGTGTCTTCCTGCCAGTAGATGGACAGGTTATCCAGACGGGTGATCAGCAGGGCATTTGCCGGGAAGTAAGGCGCGCGCACAGCCTGCAGGCCGCCCATACGTTTCTGGCTGATGATCAGATCGGCGGCGATTTTCTCGCTGTTGTCCTGCTCTTTGTTGACCAGCGGGAAATACTTGTCAGACAGCAGTTCACGTCCGCAGACGACAACCAGATCGTCATCATCCTGATAAACCGCGTCGATCAGCTCGTTGACGGCATCCATCACCACGGCGTCCAGGTTGGCATAGTCGCCCCCCTTACCCACCTTGACCGCGCCTGCAGTTGTTGCGCCGTCTTTTGTTGTGCTGCCCATGACGTGATCCGGCGCGTCCTCGCGGATTTTCTGCAGCCAGCCTTTATTGACGTCCTGCAGCAGCGGGTTTTCAGCACGATTGGAGGTTTTGGCGCGCTTCACGCCGTTAAAGCCGATCATGATGCGGTCCAGCGCCTGACGCTTGACGATGGCGTTGCGGATACGCACCTGGAAGTCCTGGAATTTCGCCCACAGGTCCAGTTTTGCGTAGGTCAGCACCGTATCAAAGTTGGTCTGCTCGCATTTGTATTCCACGTCTTCCATCAGCGTCGGATCGGTAGGCTCGCGCTCTTTGGTGGTGGTATCGGTGGTTCCGGCAATGGTGCTGCCAACGCCCAGCCCCAGCAACTGACCGGACTGCTCAGTGACCGGCGTGATGTTAATCAGCGTCAGAAAAGCGGCAGACTGCTGGATCTGGTCTTCCAGCGTCTGCTGCACGGACGGCTCTACGGTGAACTTACTGGAGAGTTCTTCAATCTCCACACCGTTCAGGCGCGCCAGCTGCTGCAGGTAAGCGTTAAAGGCAAAGCGGGTTTTCTTTTTCATCGGGTTTTATGCTCCATCAGCAATTGGTCAGGGTGCCTGCCGGTGCGTCACCGCCCGGCGCGCGCTGGCGGTAGTCTTTACGGCTGTCTTCGCTGCTCAGCTTTTTCTCAAGCTCGGCAAAGGCGGTCTGCTGCTCCTGCATGGAGGACTCCAGCTCAGAAAGGCGCTTGTCCTGTTCGGACAGGGATTTATCAGTGCGTTCGCTCAGGTTCTGCTGCTCGGTGGCGACCAGTTCCACGGCTTTATGCACATCGGAGAAACGCGCCTCATCGGTCTGCTCTTTTTTGGTGAACAGCGCGGTGACGCGGGCAAAGAGGGACGGCTTTTCGTCCTGGGCTTCTTCCAGTTCAATCAGCGTTTCAACCGCTTCCGAAAACAGGTTTTCAGGGTTCTGCTTACGGTTCGCCAGCGGGTTATGCGCGGCGCTGGCGCTGAATGCCAGCATTTCGGTGCCAAGGCTTGCCGGATCGTCCGTCGCACCCAGCCCCACAAGGTAGGCTTTGCCGGTGTCGGCAAACTTCGTGCTGACCTCCATGGAGGTGAAAAGCTTCTGGCCTTTCTTCACCAGTTCCACCAGGGCGTCCGTGGGTTCGATATCGGCATAAAGCGCCATCTTGCCCGCCAGCGGCCCGTCCTTGATTTCTTCTGCAACCAGCCCCGTCACCCTGCCGTAGCGGTTAAAGGTGCTGTCCGGCAGATAAGACTTGATGTGCTCAAGGTTAATCAGCGCGGTATAGACCGTCGGGTTATAGCTGGCAGCCATCTGTACCAGCCATTCACGCTGGATTTCGCGCCCGTCAGTGGTGGCACCTTCCACCCCGATACGGAAACGCTTTGCTTTCACTGTCATGAGCCGTGCTCCGTTAGAAATAACTTACTGGAGCCTTATGTTTGCGGTGATGGGGGGAGTGAAACAACGCGCGGCACTTGTACGGTAAACCACACAAACCGCAGCCGGGGAAAGCTGTCAGGCAAGGCCGTATGTTTTGGCCATGAACACGACACTGACCCCCGCAGACCTCGATCCCCGTAGGCAGGCCATGCTGCTGTACTTTCAGGGATACCGCGTAGCCCGCATTGCTGAAATGCTGGGCGAGAAAGTTGCAACCGTTCACAGCTGGAAGAAGCGCGACAAATGGGGCGACTATGGGCCGCTGGATCAGATGCAGCTCACCACCGCCGCACGTTACTGCCAGCTCATCATGAAGGAGCAGAAAGAAGGGAAAGACTTCAAGGAAATTGACCTGCTGGCGCGCCAGTCAGAGCGCCACGCCCGGATCGGTAAATTTAACGATGGCGGCAACGAAGCAGACTTAAATCCGAACGTTGCCAACCGTAACAAAGGGCCGCGCCGCCAGCCCGAAAAGAATGTTTTCACTGATGAACAGACCGAAAAGCTGGAAGAAATTTTCCGCAACGGCATGTTTGAATATCAGCGCCACTGGTGGCAGGCAGGCGTAAAACACCGCATTCGCAACCTGCTTAAATCACGTCAGATTGGGGCAACATACTTTTTTGCCCGCGAAGCGCTGATTGACGCCATCACCACCGGGCGCAACCAGATTTTCCTCTCAGCCAGTAAGGCACAGGCGCACGTCTTTAAGCAGTACATCATCGACTTTGCAAAAGAGGTGGATGTTGAGCTGAAAGGCGACCCGATGACGCTCAGCAACGGGGCGTGCCTGTACTTCCTCGGCACCAACGCCCGCACGGCGCAGAGCTACCACGGCAATCTGTATCTTGACGAATATTTCTGGATACCGAAATTCCAGGAGCTGCGCAAGGTTGCTTCCGGTATGGCCATTCACAAGAAATGGCGACAAACCTACTTCTCCACGCCGTCCAGCCTGACCCACAGCGCCTATCCGTTCTGGTCCGGCGCGCTGTTCAACCGGGGCCGCGCCAAAGCGGGCAAGGTGGATATTGACCTGACCCACAGCAATCTTGCGCGCGGCGTGCTCTGCCCGGACGGGCAGTACCGCCAGATCGTCACCGTGGAGGATGCGGTGCGCGGCGGCTGTAATCTGTTCGACCTGGACCAGCTGCGCATGGAGTACAGCCCGGACGAATACCAGAACCTGCTGATGTGCGAATTTATTGACGATCTGGCGTCAGTGTTCCCGCTCAGCGAGCTGCAGGCGTGCATGGTGGACAGCTGGGAAGTGTGGGCAGATTTTCAGGCGCTGGCGCTGCGCCCGTTTGGCTGGCGCGAAGTCTGGATCGGATACGACCCGGCGAAAGGCACGCAGAACGGTGACAGCGCCGGGTGCGTGGTGGTGGCACCGCCAACCGTGCCAGGTGGCAAGTTCCGCATTCTTGAGCGGCACCAGTGGCGCGGGATGGATTTCCGCGCCCAGGCTGAGGCCATTAAAAAACTGACGCAGCAGTACAACGTGACCTATATCGGCATCGACTCAACCGGCGTCGGTCACGGTGTCTACGAGAACGTGAAAGCGTTCTTTCCTGCCGTGCGGGAGTTTGTCTACAACCCTAACGTCAAAAACGCCCTGGTGCTCAAGGCATACGACATTATCAGCCACCGCCGTCTGGAGTTTGACGCAGGGCACACCGACATTGCGCAGTCCTTTATGGCTATCCGCCGCGCCACCACCGCCAGCGGCAACCGCCCTACCTACGAAGCCAGCCGCAGCGAAGAAGCCAGCCACGCAGATTTGGCCTGGGCAACGATGCACGCACTGTTTAACGAACCACTGCAGGGCGAAGCCGCCAATACCAGCAACATTGTGGAGATTTTCTGATGCACTCAACCCCAACTAACCTCATGACTACCGCCATCCTGCCTGTAGTTCGCCCTTTCTTTGCTTACCAGCATGAATGGAACAGTGGCGCACACGGCAGAAACCGCGTGCTAACAAAAATGCGTCAGGCTGGCGCGGATTTCTTTTTTGCATACGAAGCCCTGAACGATGCACTGCATACCGGACGCAACCAGATTTTTCTGGGCTGCAATCCGGCATCAGCCCTGACAGTCAAAAACTATATGTCAGCTTTTTTAGGTGAGGCCGCAGCCTGGACGTACCCTGGAAAAATAAAATCAGGTAAAGCGCATCTTGAACTACCAAACGGTGCGGTTATTTATTTTATTGGGCCGGAAAGTCTCGCCGCCGCGCTCCATGGAAACGTCTACGTGTCAGAGTATGCCTGGGCTGACTCCCCAAAAAATATGATTGCGCTCGCCAAAAGCCTGTCCATGCACGCGCGCTATCACGCTACCTACTACACCACCCCAAGCCGCAACCCGGAGGCATGGCAGGAATACAAGAAGCTTATTGCCCGCAACAGCACTACCTGCATGACCTTTACCGCTGATGACGCTGCAGCATCCGGGGCAACGCTCGCAACCGGAGCCGCGCTCTTTGATGATGAATGGCTGAATGACATGAAAAAAGAGTTATCAGCAGAGGACTGGAAAATGCTGTTTATGTGCGAATGGCCCCAGGCTGACAAGGAGCAGGCGGCATGAGCAAGCGTAAAAACAAGAATAACCGCGCAGCGGTAGATCACAACGCTAAATCAGGCGGCGCTGCGGCGGAGGCGTTCAGCTTTGGCGACCCGGTGCCAGTGTTAGACCGACGCGAATTGCTGGACTACGTGGAATGCGTGCAGATGGATCGCTGGTATGAGCCGCCAGTGAGCTTTGACGGACTGGCGCGGACCTATCGCGCCGCTGTGCATCACAGCTCACCGATTGCTGTAAAGCGTGACATTCTCAGCAGTACCTACATCCCGCACCGCCTGCTCAGCCAGCAGGCTTTTGCCCGTTTCGTCCAGGACTATCTGGTGTTCGGCAACGCCTATCTGGAAAAGCGCACCAACCGACTCGGCGGCGTTCTCTCGCTGGAACCAGCACTGGCGAAGTACACACGGCGCGGCGTGGATCTCGACACCTACTGGTTTGTGCAGTATGGCCTGACCACGCAGCCCTATGAATTTACGCAGGGCAACATCTTTCATCTGCTAGAGCCGGATATTAACCAGGAGATTTACGGGCTGCCCGGCTATCTCTCAGCCATTCCGTCAACCCTGCTCAACGAGTCCGCAACGCTGTTCCGCCGGAAGTATTACATCAACGGCAGCCATGCGGGTTTCATCATGTATATGACCGACGCAGCACAGAATCAGGAGGACGTGAACAATATCCGCCAGGCAATGAAAAGCGCCAAAGGGCCGGGCAACTTCCGCAACCTGTTTATGTATTCGCCCAACGGTAAAAAGGACGGTATCCAGATCATCCCGTTATCGGAGGTTGCGGCGAAGGATGAGTTTCTGAACATCAAGAACGTGAGCCGCGATGACATGATGGCAGCGCACCGCGTACCGCCGCAGATGATGGGCATCATTCCCAACAATACCGGCGGCTTTGGCGATGTGGAAAAGGCCAGCCGCGTCTTTGTCCGCAACGAGCTGATGCCGTTGCAGAAGCGACTGCAGGAGCTTAACGACTGGCTGGGCGAAGAAGTGATCCGCTTTGAGCCTTACACGCTGGGACTGACAGAAGACAAGCGCAACGACTGACCTACCGCACCGCGACAACAAGACCACCTCTCACAGCGCCCCGGCAGCATTCTGCGGGGCGCTTCTTTTTTGCTGCCATTCCCTCACCCTCACCGATTGAAGCCGCCAGCGTGCCGGAGATTGCGCCGGATTTTTACCATTTCACCCCGTTGCGCGCGCTCGTATCCCCGCCACGCCTGCCCGCTTTGTGTAGTGGTTTTCATGCACCTGCATGACATAAGCAAAAGCCCGCCAGTTCTGGCGGGCCTGAGCAAAAACGATCCTCAAACGATCATGCGATTTCATGCGGCATAGACATGCACAACAGCACTAACGCCTCGCGTGGCTCGTTGTTCAACGTTGCGGACGGTAAAAACCAGTTTTATCGTCCGCAACGTTCGCTAATGTAACCAGCTGTCGTCCTCCCAGACCTGCTGCATTATTTCCATCACTCGCTTTTTATCTTCATCCAGTTTTAACCCGCTCAGCTCAACGCCGTTGGCGCTGCCCTTACGGATACGAATTGCTGTTTTGGGATACAGAGGGCGCAAATTACGGTAAAGCTCGGATTCAAGGGCGTCCAGTGTAGCCTGGCTAATCTTCTGCTCTTTATCGATCATTATTTCAATGCGCATACAGATTCCCCTTAACTGGTTACGTCCATCGACCGGCAGTATTCATGGCTGCGGATTTTCGCCATCAGCTCGTCGGTCAGTTCGGACACCCACTGGATAGCCAGCCGTTTTTCTTCATCGCTGCACTCACTAGCCGCTACAAGCTTGATAAAAAAATCAATGCGCTGGAGCTTCAATGACTCCAAAAGATAATCCTGCATTTTCCCTCCTATCACTACCTCGGACACACAACAACTGTATATATATCCACTGTTTATAATTACAGTATAGTAGGGATTTGCGAATGTAAACCGTTTTTTATCTGTCAATTAGATCGCTCTGATGCGGATCAATAAGAGCAAGAATTGTTAAAGCGGCGGCATCAGTACCACTGACGCCATTTGTCATCTTCCTGCAGACGGTAGTTGCGGTATAAAATACGCAGCCCGGCACCTGACGGAATACTGCCGCCGCGCAGAAGCAGGTCAATCTCTGACTCGCTACCATCGAACCCTCTGGAACTCAGTTCTGCCTCAAGCTGCAGGCGCTGCTGATCCGAAATATTCTGTTTATATGCTTTTTTCCGCTTCGGTTTTACCAGCCTTAACCTGGCTGTCAGCTCCCGCCGTTCCTTATGGCCCATGTTGTGGAGATATTCCTGCAGCTCCTTCTCATCCATGGTTTTAATATCGGGTAAATCACCCTCTGATTTGTTCAGATTTTCAACAGGGGGACAGTTATTGCCACGAGTCCAAGGGGCGCAAGCGCCCTGGTCGGCTGCCGCCTCCTGAACGTCAACGGCCTTGCGAACCTTTTTCCACTTCACCGCGTGCGTGCAAATCTTGCCTTCTACAATCGGGGACCAGATGCCATAGATACGGATACCGTGATCGCCGTAGGCGCTCGGTTCGTAGTTAAGCTCATAAGCCGTGCGGACAAGGTGATGTTTGCGGGGAACCAGTACACCGCCCTGCTTCATGATGTAGGTGGCAAAGCAGCCCGCATCTGCAGCCGCCAGTACCGCATCCAGACGCGGGTTATCCAGTACCGGTGCGCCCGCTTTGCGTTCGCCCTGCACTCTCGCTGCCTGACCAGCCAGCAAGCGCAGCTCTCGGTATGCCTGACGCCCCGGAATACCAAAGAAACGGAACTGCTGGACACGATGCAGTGACGCCCAGGCGGTGACATGCTCGGCGCTGTCACGCAGTGATCTGCCGGTTTCTTTGCTGATTTCTTTAGCCAGCCCGCGCCCGTCGATGTTCTTGCTGATGTATTTGGCGATGTAGCTGGTCGGCGTGCCCTTGCGCGGGTTGATAAGCTCGGACTTGAAGCGCGGCCCGGTATTGGTGCCCAGCTCCTCGCGGTCTTCACGGATGGCAAACTTACGCAGCAGTGCTGTGATAGAACGGCGGTCTTTTTTGCGCATGAAGCACAGAAGATGCCAGTGCACGGTGCCGTCATGGTGCGGCTCTGCAACGCGGACGCCATACCAGCGCAAACCGGCCTTGTGCATGGCCTTGCGGAAAGCGGCGAACGTATCAACCAGGTAGTCACTGCTCTGCCGGACGGTGGCACTGGTCCACTTCGGATTAGGTCTGCCGTTGTTGAGGGTTGCGTGGAAGCGTGACGGGCAGGTGATGGTATAAAACACAGCGCAGTCTCCGCGCATTTCCGCTATCAGCTCCAGCCCCTTAACACAGGCCATCATTTCATTACGGCGGTGTGCCGGGTTGCTGTTGCTGGCGTTCACCACGTCTTCCATGTCCAGCGTGTCACCGTCTTCGTTGACCAGCTCATGTGAGCGGAAGAACTCCAGCGATTTGCGGCGCTGCTCGCGTTTGTGGATCACGGCTTCATAGCTGACATACGGGGACGCTTTTTTGTTGACCAGGCAGACCGCACGCAGCTGTTCCTCCCGCCACTCGCAGCGCATCTGCCACAATTTTCGATACCACCAGTCCGCGCACAGCATACGCGCCAGCGACGCCGGGATCAGTTCATAAGGCACCGGCTTGCGGCGGTGCTTTTTGCGGCGTAACTGCTCAAACGCTGGCGGGATTACCTCAAGGCGTATGGCTTCTGCAGCAACCCTTTCCCATGCCTGACGGATTTCTTCTGGTTTAACATCGTCACTGACAAACAGATCACCGCAGGCCGCATCAAGACACGTGCTCATATGTGCCGCAACCAGCGTGGAAAGGCGCTTGACCTGATCCTGATTCATTTCAGGCAGTACCAGCAGCCCCTCCAGCCCGTCATGGCTCGCCATGAACCGGAAAGACGCAGACACCTGACTGTCACGCACGCGCTCCAGCCGCTCAAGACACGGCCTAATTGTTTCGCGCAGGTAGCGGGAATAAGCCTTTGCCCTGCCCAGGCTATGGAAATATTTAATCCGTTCCAGCAAAGGCTTGCTGATGTGGGGCGGCATGGCGTTAACGTCAGCCAGAATGACCAGATCAGGATTAAAACGCTGCTGCTCGCGCGCCATTTTGGCACGACTAATCAGCCGGTCCTGCTCCATTTCGCGCTGGACAGGATCGCGGGACTCATTGAAGAAATAGCGTTCCCAGACCTCATCACTCAGCGCTTCACGGCGCAACTGCTCCTGCTCGTTATCCGCAGCGTAAAGAGCGATCAGGTTTGAAAGCGCAGACTCCGGCGCAACTTCCGCCGGGTCCAGATATGGATTAACCGCTTTTTTTGGGTTATTCCATGGAAAGGCCACGGCGGCCTCATTCGAGCCGCCGGTGGTTGCTACATTGTGGGACGCGAACTTGCCTACCGTCACGCCCGCACCTCTAAAATAACCGAGCACACATCCCCGTGGGTGGAATAAACCCGGTTAAAGCGTGTTGCTCCTGAAACGGCGATTATTTCCGCTGCGGACTTACTATCACCGGCAGCCACGCCCATGCTGCGCTTTGCAGTGATGCGATGGCGGGTAAAATTACGATAAAGCGAACGGGTCAGGGACGTGTCGCTGTTGGACACGATAACCGGGTGACCTTCTGATGACCGGCGTTCAAGAATAGACGCCAGATGATACTGATCGTCCTCCGTAAAACCGGCAGTGTGATAATCGGTAAACGTGCCATCGTATGGTGGGTCACAATAAACAACATCACCCGTCCGCAGCAGCGCCAGTGTTTCGTCATAGCTGGCACAGATAAACGTTGCGCGTTGAGCCTTTTCTGCAAAAGCGCGTATCTCATTTTCAGGAAAATACGGATTTTTATAATTACCGTAAGGGACATTAAAATGACCGCTCAAGTTATAGCGGCACAGCCCACGATAACCATGACGATTCAGATAAAGGAAATATACTGCTTTCATGAAATCAGTAATTTCAGAGGAATGATTAAATTCATGCCTAATGTTGTAATAAGCCACTTCTCTATTCGCAATCGCAAAAATATTTTTTGCGCGTGATATGAAAGCTTCACAATCAAGGGCAATTTTTTTATAGAGATTGATAAGATCGGGATTAATATCCGCGACAAGATAATGAGGATAGTCTGTCGCCATCATTACAGCGCATGAACCCGCGAAAGGTTCAACCAGTCGCGGGCCAGCAGGAAGGTGCTTAATCATTTCCGGCATGATGGCGGTTTTATTTCCCGCCCATTTCAGGATAGTGCTCATACAGCACCCCCGTTGTAGTGTTTGCCTTTCAGCTCTGCAATTTCCTGACAAGTGACGCAGCACTGCACACCCGGAATGGCGCGGCGTCGAGCTGGCTGGATCGGCGCATCGCAATCAATGCAGAGAACACGGGAAACGCCCGGTGCCTTATTGCGGGCGGTGTGGATGTGGCGCTGGCGCTCTTCTTCAACGCGCTGCTGTACGAGGTCCATTGAATCAGCCATCAGTGGATCTCCTGCGCTTCGTTCTGAATCTTCACAGCTTCCTGACGCAGCAGCTCAGCCGCTTCCGTGTGGTTAAGCTGACGTGACACGATACGGGCAGCTAAAGAATCCAGACGCGCAGCCATCACATCTGCGCGTCCCCGGCGTTCTTCTTTGCGTGCCTCAGTCAGCAGCAGGTTGAGTCCAGCATCATCTGGTCCTGTTTTAATGGTACGGGTTTCAATATTTCGCATCGTTGTTTCTCCTGAATTTGGGCAATAAGAAGCCCGGCGGGTTTACGCCATTAATTTCTGTTGTGGGTTAATTCGGCATGGTTAGCCGCTTTGGAAATAAGCTCACCACTGCACGAAAATGATTCATTGCTTTCACCAGTTCCCGCTTTTCGTCAGTAGTCAGATCACTAATATTGACGCCGTGACGTTCTGCCGGAATTTTTGCCATATAAAAAATGGCTGCCAGTGCCCGCTCATTCTGTTTATTATTTACGTCGCGTGGATCGCGCATATCTTTAATAAACCTTTCAAGCTCCGGCTCAATATTCAGACCAAACACTTTAGCCCTCAATTCCGCAATATGGTTCAGTCCGTCCAGGCGTTTACCGGGGCTTAATGGAACAGTCGCCGTAGCGCCTTCAATAGCCATGATTTCCCCTGTTTGGTTGTGGACAGGTCAGCCAGCAGTTCATCCTGAGAGCGGCACGGGTGCCAGCGTTTGCCATCCTTCCCCATGATCCAGCCATGACCGTAGTGCATTGCCGGGCTTTGCTTTATGAGAAGTGACGCGAAAGATGGTTCTTTAGTCAGCATAACCACCTCAGATCAGACCGAACGAAGCGCCGAGGCCCGTCACGGTATCCACCGCGCTTGCCATCGCCGGGTTAGCTTGCAAACGCGCCTGCATCGAAACGGCAGCCAGTGCCATCAGACGAGTAACAGAGTTTATGCTGCTGATAACATCGCGGCGGCCTGCAGTGGTTTTCACATCGCCCGATACGGCACCGGCAGCAACACGTCCGATTTCAGCAGTAGCGCTCATGACGTAATGCGGCAGCTTCTCTTTTGCCACTTCGTTCATCGGTACGCATGGCAGGCAGTGAATCTGAGCCAGAAAACCGTCAACCAGCGTGGAGTCCTCAGTAAGATCGGTAAGCAGCCAGATTTCCGACGGCGTGAGCTGATGCGGTTGCTCCGGGTTCAGTTTGTTACGCAGCGTCTGGACGTTCATTCCCGCACGTTCTGCAAGCTTCGCCATGTTGTGACGCAGCGCAAAAGCCCGGCAGGCTTCGTCAAAATGCGGATGTTTGGAAATACGATAATCAAACATGATTCATCCTTACCATTGCCATAAAGTGAATTACTAACCAATAACAAGTTGAAAACGTGAATGACCCAGGGCTTTACGCATTTGCTCTTCTTTCCAGCGTGCGTAGTAAATACGGATAGGACCACCGGCTTTTTTACAACCCTTTCGTATTGTGCGCGGTTCAATTGGCACGCAAGGATTATCACCAGTTGTCCAGCGATAAGCAGTACGCTCGGAGACACCTTCCAGCTCAGCAAACTGCTGCAGGGTAACGATGGGGGCAGGTACTTTGATGATTGCGATTTCAGAAGCCATGATGCATGATTCCCTATTTACTGTTTTAGACAATGTTGGCCTCTCATTCCCCAATGTTTGCCAACATACACACCTCACTGATGAGCAATGTAATTAACTTTTGAGCATTGGTCAACATGGAAAACACTAATGAGCATAAACAAAAACACTTTTGAGCCTCTAACTATCCTTGACAGGATCATCTCTGTTTATGGCTTCAGCCAAAAATTGCAGCTCGCAAATCACTTTGAAATGTCACCAAGTTCCCTGCAGAACCGATACACGCGCGGCACTATCTCTTACGATCTAGCGGCGTTCTGTTCGCTTGAAACTGGTGCAAGTCTCAGATGGATTCTGACCGGAGAGGGGGAACGATTCGAGAACAGCCCTTCAATCACTGATCCTAAAAAAATGGACCTTTATATTCTCAATGATGGTGTTTTAGAAAAAAATTCCACATTGAGCATTGACCCTAATATTTTGAGTAAGCAGTTATCAAAAGGGATTGCTGTTCGAGCAGAAGGAAAGTTGCATTTCGTTGATCAAGACTCCCCACATTCCGATGGCCTATGGTTGGTAGATATTGAAGGAGCAAACAGCATTCGCGAGTTAACCATTCTCCCCGGCAGGAAACTCCACGTTGCAGGTGGGAAAGTGCCCTTTGAATGCGGCTTTGATGAGATAAAACTGATTGGTCGTGTGGTGGGTATCTACAGCGAGGTTAACTGATGGCGATCCGTAAAAATCCTGCTGGCGGCTGGATCTGTGAGCTTTATCCGAACGGGGCAAAAGGCAAACGCATCAGAAAGAAATTCGCTACCAAGGGCGAGGCGCTGGCGTTCGAACAGTACACTGTTCAAAACCCGTGGCAGGAAGAAAAGGAAGACAGACGCACGTTAAAAGACCTAATTGACTCATGGTATAGCGCTCACGGTATTACCCTGAAAGACGGTCTCAAACGCCAGTTAGCGATGCATCATGCTTTTGAGTGTATGGGCGAACCGCTCGCACGCGATTTTGATGCGCAGATGTTTTCCCGCTACCGGGAAAAGAGGCTAAAGGGTGAATATGCACGTTCAAATAGGGTTAAAGAGGTATCGCCTCGGACGCTTAATCTTGAGCTGGCCTACTTTCGCGCAGTGTTCAATGAGCTTAATCGGCTTGGCGAATGGAAAGGAGAAAACCCGCTAAAAAATATGCGCCCTTTCCGCACGGAAGAAATGGAAATGGCCTGGCTAAATCAGGAACAGATCGCCGTGCTACTTGCTGAATGCCATCGCCATGAAAATCAGGATTTGGTCAATGTGGTCAAAATTTGCCTTGCGACTGGCGCACGTTGGTCTGAAGCCGAGCAATTGAAAAAAAGCCAGCTCACAAATTTCAAAATCACTTATATCAACACGAAGGGTAAAAAAAACCGCACCGTTCCTATTAGCAAGGAGCTATTTAACACGCTACCAGATGACCGAGCAGGTCGGCTATTTAGTGATTGTTATGGCGCGTTTAGGTCTGCTCTTGAGAGAACAGGTATCGAATTACCGGCAGGGCAACTGACCCACGTTCTGCGCCACACATTCGCCAGTCACTTTATGATGAATGGTGGTAATATTCTGGTCCTGCAACGCGTTCTCGGCCATACCGATATTAAAATGACGATGCGATATGCCCACTTTGCCCCTGACCATTTAGAAGATGCTGTTAAGCTAAACCCATTGGCGGTGAGTGGCGATAAAGTGGCGGTAGAAATGGCGCATAATGGGTAATTGGTGGCAAACAATGACAACCTATGTCAATGATAAATAATGCAAACTATTGATTTTCGGTTGTTACCGTATGAACTCATAATCGCTTGGTCGCTGGTTCAAGTCCAGCAGGGGCCACCAAATAAAACAAGGAGTTAGATGAGAAATCATCTGACTCTTTTTTCTTTGGATGCAATTTGGGTCAGGTAATGGGTCAGGTAAGGAATTAGCCACCCCACCGTCTTCATCTCTCTGACAACATCCCCGGATAGTGCTTCGCCACAATATCATTCATCTTTTCTGTCAGGTCGGGCCGTTTAAAAGTGATGTGCGCAGTTCCCTTCTGGAAGTAACGAACACTGAAAAAATCATCTTCGTACACATCCTTTGAAGGATTGTCCCGAATATGATCCATCAACCGGGTAGTGACATCGCCACGGTTGTCGGGTATCGGTTTACCATCCAGCAGAAATAACATTCGTTCCAGGTCCGCTAGGTGATCCCGTCGCCAACCCCAGTTCAAATTAAATCCCCAGCGGTTATGCGTCACCAGATTGTTGACGATGATTTTCTTACCGAAGCTACAAGGACTATTGGTTTTGTAATCCCATGACAGGCCTTTGAAGACATTGATAATGCCACGCTCAAATACATCCATTTTGTTCCGATGTAGTTGCTCAAAAGTACTGAGGATATTCGCCTCACTGATGGCAGGCAGATCCCCCTTCTCCAGGTTCTTATGCCACTGGTCACGAGCCTGAGCATCCATCAATGCCATCATGCCAGACTTCAACATCAAGTCTCGCCAGATACTACGGTCGATATTACGGGTGATAGCAGGCAGTGCTTTATCAGTATTTTCAGTCATCCAACTGTCGTAACGGTGCCCAACTTTCATTGCCCAATCTTGCGCTGTACCACCGCCGATTTCTGAGGTTAGCCGGGAAATGCTGTCAAGCTGCTGGATAAGTTGCTCGATCTGTTTTAATGCTGTATCACGGCCTGTCACTATGCGTTCAATGCTGGTCGAGCAAATTAGCTCGCTATGATCTGTTAATACTTCAGCTTCTGTTTGCATGATAGTTTGTCCGTAAAAAGCAAACGCGCCCACCAGGTAATGGCAGACGCATTATGCAATGAATAGAAAGAGAGGAAAGTGCAGAGGTAAAAATCAGGAATGAGGCTCGAAGGATTTATGTATTCATCAGCCCGGTAGCGCGTCTGGCTCTGAGAATATCTGTAGCTGTCAGGAGCGGTGTCTGCTCCTGCCAGGTAAATCCTTTGCGATCAGTGCGCACCAGCTCATAGCGTTCCACCAAGAAATTCACTGCATCAGCAAGCGTTATTCCCGCTTCGATATATTCCTGTGTGGATGCGTCATCATGAAATGGCGTATCGTTGAGTGTGAGGCCGTAATGGCGTTCCAGTAGACACGTTAACAGTTGTTGCCGCACCTGGACGCCCCCACCGGTACTGCGCAGGCGGTATTGCCCCCGTCGATACTCCAGGTCCAGATACATCAGCCGTTCGCGAAAATCCCGTCGCAGGGTACGGACTGACACACCAAACACTGCAGCCAGCCGCGCCATGTTAAGCGTTTCACCGGCAACCAGGCGGCTGATTATCAGTGACAGCCTGACAGCCAGCCGGTCATGACGGCGCTCTGCCTGTGTCAT